AAGATATGATATCATTAAATTTGTAATACCTCTTAATATCAGTTAAGTCAGAAAGCCCCTCAAATCGAGGGGTTTTTTGTAGTCCTAAATAAATTAATTTCTTCAACAATATCAACAGATATAGCCATTTAAAGCCTTAGAATAGGGTTTCTTGTAGTCTTTTTGCCCCTATAAGTAGAAGGGTAACACCTTCCATTTCGTTTATTAACGAACATAACCTTCAAATAGTGGGGTGATTAGTTTGGCTGCAGCTAAAACAAAAAAGAAAAAGGTTGTAAAACAACCAAAGAACAACGATAAGAAACTCAAGGGTGGAGTAACTGGTAAAGGTTGGGTTAAAGGTACTTCAGGTAACCCTAATGGCAGACCTAAAAACGAGTTTGCACTCAATGAGCATATCAAGACATTAGCTAATACTCCAGTAGGTAGATCAAAGAAAACTATGCTTGAAGCAGTAGTGAATACAGTCTATCAAGAAGCTTTGGGTGGTAATATGACTGCTGTTAATTTCTTAGCAGATAGAATCTTAGGGAAACCGAATCAATCTATAGGAATTAAAGATACAACAGATGAACCTATAAAGGTGTTTGACTTAGATGAAGTGGAAAATTGATGGCAAAAGAAGGGAAATCCTTAACGATCCATCAAGATATAAGATTGTTTCAAGTGGTAGAAGGTTTGGTAAATCATATTTTAGTGTCTTATTTCTACTTAATAAACCTTTGGAAGCAAATGAGAGAAGATGGATTGTCTTTCCTACATACAGACAAGCTAAGATGGTATCTTGGAATCTTCTCAAAAGCATTTTTGCAAACAAACAAGCAACTATCAATGAAACTGAACTATCAATCACACTTGATAATGGTGCAAAGATTGAACTTAAAGGGGCAGACAAACCTGACTCACTTCGAGGGGTATCTACAACGATGGTAGTAATGGACGAATATGCTTTCATGAAAGAGAATGTTTGGGGAGAGATTATACAACCTACACTAGCAGAATCAAGAGGTGAAGCATTATTTGTAGGAACTCCAAGTGGATTAAACCACTTCTATGATCTGTTCGTTAAAGGACAGTCAGATAATAGTGATTATAAGAGTTGGCAGTTCACCACATTAGATGGTGGCTTTATTTCTGAAGAAGAAGTAGAGAATGCCAAAAAGAATTTAGATAAGCGAACATTCCAACAAGAGTATGAAGCATCATTCTTAACTGCAGCGAATAGATGTGCTTATAACTTTAGTAGAGATATCCATTGTAGAGTAATGGAAAAGAGTCCAAGAATGTTTTGGGGAATTGACTTTGGGGTTGCATCATATATGACTGCTATCCTAATGTGCGAGAATACAGCAGGGGAAGTCTATGTATTTGATGAGATTGGGTTACAGAATAGCAATACTTTTGAATTGGCTAAACTTATGCAGCTTAAAGGTAGGGGCTTACCAGTATATCCTGATCCAGCAGGTAAGGCAAGAACTTCTAATAGCACAAAGTCAGACCATAAGATATTGCAAGAAGCAGGGTTTACTGTGATAGCTAAGAAAGCTAATCCTACACAGAAGGACAGAATGAATGCTTTGAATAGAATGTTAGAAGATGCAACTGGGAAACATAAGCTATTTATTAATCCTAAATGCACTAAGACTATAAGAGATTTAGAACTATGCACACTAGAGAATGGACAGATGTTAAAGACTGAAACCTTATCTCACTTTTTAGATGGATTAATGTATCCTATTGAATACCGATATGGATTCAAGGGACAAGCAAAGGCAATACAATGGTAATGTTTTTCTTAGGATTATGTGTAGGAATTATTTTAAGCATGACAGGTGCTATGATGTGGGGACATCGATTAAGTATAAAAGAGGACGAATTAAATCAACAACTAATCAAGGACTTCCAGGATAAGTATATGGAAACCGAAGAACAGAAATTTTATAAAAGGTACGAAACATGATAATTTATAATTTAACAGAACAAATGCTACATAAGCTATTGATGGAAACAATAGAAGAAGGTTACGATAATCAGATGGAAGAAAGAGAACGATTATTGGACTACTATGAAGGGGTAAACTTAGAACACGATCTAAAACAATACTTTGATAGTGAATCCTTATCTGCTATTCCACCAATGTATATTAACCTTGTAAGAAACATTATAAGTCGTAGAGCATTGGTATATCAACAACAACCAGTACGATTCAATGATAAGTATAACGATGTCATAGGGGACTTTGATTCGTTCATGAAACAATTTGAGCAACTTACTTATCTCTTAGGAACAGAAGCACTCTATACTCATTGGGACGAGTCTGAAAAGAAACTAAAGTATAGACCAATCCATTTCTTTGTGCCATTCTTTAAACCAAATGAAGATGAACCATTTGCTATTATGTATCAGGCAGAAAGCCAACTACAAGCACGATCAGAAGATGCACAGTATATGTTTTGGAGTAAAGACACAGAAGATATGGAAGGGAAACACTTTATGATTAGCAGTAGAGGTAAGATTACTTCTATTGTAGATGGAGATAGAAACCCTTATGGAGATGTAATACCTTTTACCATTGGACATAGACATCTATACACTAGAGATTTCTTTAGAGAAGGTGCATCAGACTTAGTAGATGGTATGAGAAGTATTAACATTATGCTTACCGAACTTGCTTTGCATGGACGATTCCAATTAGGACAACCAGTATTTACTGGATTAGATACCGAACAACGAATCACTATGGGGCAAGATAAGGCATTAGTGCTACCTGAAGGGGCTAACTTTAGTTATGCAACACCGAATGCTAATGTCCAAGCTATGATTGATTCTACGAAGTATATGGTAGATAGTATTGCACAAGCAAACAATGTCAGAATCAACTGGACAAACAAAGGACAAGAGTCAGGGCTATCTAAGAAGATGAGTGAGATTGATCTACAAGATGCCCTAAGAAGCGATATAGAACAAATCTATAGACCCTTTGAGAAACAACAATTTAAAATAGCACAACGAATCTGTGAAGTATCAGGTGGGATTCAGTTAGGGGATCAGTTTAGTATAGACTTTACTGAACGAGAAGTGCCAATGAGTAGTGATGAAGAAATCAAATACTATGACTGGGCATTTAAGAACAACCTAGAAACAAGAAAGAGTTATCTACGAAAGAAGAATCCTGACTTACAAGATGATGAGATTGAAGGTATTGTAGAGCAGATAGATTCTGAATCACCACAAGAAGCAAACGAAACACAATCAATTATTGATAGAATAGGAAAGCAAGTTGGCTAATTTAGATTTCTATAATAAAGAGATAGCTAATATACAAGAGCAGTTACTAGATAAGCTAGATAACTTAGTAGTAGGATTAGGGCAAGTAACTGATACCGAACTAATGCAGATTGCTAAACAGATTGATTTCTTTGATGAAATGGAACGACTGGGATATGGTAGATTGCTTCAACGAGTAAGCGATGCTTATGATAACCAAATAGCATTAGTGTTTAGTGAATTAAATCGTAGAGAATTAGGTGCTGTATCGGTAGCAAGTATTGATACATTAAGAGAACTAAAGAACTTTGAAATGACTTATCTTACAGGACAAGCAAAACAATATGCAGATCAACTAAAGACTGCGATGCTAAGAGGTATCATTACTGGTGAAACCAATGCACAGATTATGGCAGGACTACAAACTGGATTTGGTGTAGGAACTTTTATTAGTAGTAGTGAAACATCATTCTTGATTGGTGATTCTTTTAGAAGATTCTCAAGAGTTTCTACTGCTAAAGCATATAAAGACTTCCCTGAAACTAAATTTATATATGATGGTCCTTTTGATTCAAAAACAAGAGATGTTTGCCAACGAGCATTAAAAGAAGGGGAACTAACACAAAAAGAAATCAATAGTTTAGGATATGTAGATTTTGGTTCAGGTGGTGGATATAATTGCAGACATAGGTGGAGTAAAGTATTTTGAAAATCCAAAATATAGTTAAGGGTAATGCAAAACAAATGAAAATTATAGCACAAGATGCTATTGAGTTAATTAGAAATGATGCTACACAAAAAGGAATTTTCCAAAACGACAAAGGTCCATATAAA